GAAGGGCTCGGTATAATGACATTTTTGATGTCATTGTAAAATGTAAAGAAATAAATCACAATGTTTTAAATAAAATAAATAATTTCAACTATGATTACATAACAACATGTAATCTACTTCTAGCTTATATATCTTTTGGAGATATATGGTTTAACAGATGGTATTCCATCGGTTGTTTTTCCGATGATATCGAACATATGTCTGATATAATGTCAAAGATAAGTGATACAATTAAATTCTATGGTTGTAATATTAGTAACTGGCAATTTATGTTAGAAAATAAAGCTTTGACAGGGTATAGGCAACTCCCATTTCCTGGTTTTTCAATGATAGATGAAAGTAGAAAATTAGCAAATTCAGGAATTGATCATTTCTGGTCAAGTAATAAAATATTATTTCGAAAAGCTGTTTTTGAATTGCTCGGTAGTACACCTCCTTTGGTATTAAAATGTATTAGTTTCTTGGAATTCATTGATAGTGGTATGTGGCAACGTTCAGGATCAAGTTCAATAGGAAAATTGACTTTAACAATTGACGGGCATGAATCAAAAACAAAAATATCAAAAAATCAGGTGTTAGATTTATTTACACCAGAAGAGCTTTATGAATTGTGTCTGAATAATAGTAAACAAATCAGTATTGCATTCGATAAACCTGAGCTTGGCAAAATTCGAATTGCAGTTGCTTCAGATCTTCTAACATATTTAAAAATGTCATACATTTACTATTGCAGTGGTAGCTTCTATGAACACTGGCCTGGCGTCACCACTGCTGAATCCATATACCAAGAATCTGACCGTCAAATTGAAATGCTCACAAAACTTAGAAATAGCTATTCGATGCCTTTTGACTATGCAGCTTTTGATCATCAACCTGAAACTTTTGAACTTGCTACGATCAATAGTGTTGCTTATAGCTACGGTCGAAACAATGCCCCAAATGTAATTGAATTTGATGCTATCGCTGATTCCATCGATATCGGATGGGATAATGCGGAATTGATTGTACCTGCTCATAAAGAAGGAGATATCTCATATGACTTGATAATTCTTACAGTAATCGGTGGTCTAATGAGTGGTCTATTCATAACTGCCATCATTGGTAATGGCTGGAATTCCTTTGTCTCTAATTTAACCAAGATGATTTCAGGTCGACTATTAAAATGTATTCCACCCACAGATGATTATATTAAGGGTGATGATAGTACTTTCATCTCTGAAAATGTGCAATTCCTCCAGGTCATGGAGGCGACATATCGTGCATTAAAGGTTAAAGGTGGTATCGGGAAGTTTTCAATATTAAAAGCCAACACCGAGTTTTTAAGAGTATGGTACAAAAAAGTGTGTTTTGGTTATCCTGCAAGAGTGCTCCCTGGTATCATGCAGTCTAAACCTTGGTCTAACACACCATGGTCACCAACTACTACTATGTCTGCTGTCGTTGATACTATACATACATTAGGGAGAAGAGGTGTAGACAAAAAGATTCTTGAAGTATTAAAAATCACCATCCTCCATAATTGGTGTCGATCAGCAGGTTTACCTTTTAAACTACTATCAATTCCTACTGCAATTGGAGGTTTTGGACTTCTTCCATGGACTGGAGTTGTCGTAAAACCAAAATTGCCCACGATACAATCCATTGCTCATAAGGCCTTTGAAAAAACAAATGCAAATTTAAACTGGCGAGCTAATAGAATACGGAAAACTTTGACAGATTGGCATCTTACGGTACCCACAAGTTTTATTGAAAAACAAGCAAATATAGAATTCAAATCTACCATTGCATCTGACAACCTCCCAAAAATGCGTCGTGCCCTACATGATGCCTGGAAGATGGAGATCAAAAGAACAAAATTCACCTTTTCAT